CATGGTCTGGATGATCTGCAATTCTATATGGACTGTCTGGACGCATGTATTCATCAATCTGCCGTTTAGCTTCTTGCGGCGTCATTACCATTTCATTCGTTTCGCCAACAATGCGATCTTCACCCATGCTTTCAGCAATATTTACAAACATCTTAACTACTGCTGGATGATCGCCTAAGAGCGTTCCATCTGGTAGCTGCGTTTCAAATATCGGCATATTATCTGAGCCTAAATACTGCTGCGCTGTTCTAATCGCAAGATTAACCTTTTGATCCATAGCGTGACCGTATTCTTGACGCAACATTTCGCGCGCTTCAAACGCTTTTTGCTCATACATAGCGTCATTGTTCTGATCCGCTTGGTCAGTTGCTTGCATTAGAAACTGAGAAAGCTTTTCAAACTGACGTGGCTGCAACCCAGCCTCAAACGCCATCTGTCGCAATCCCGCAAGTTCTTCTTCGCCATACTGCTCAGACAAAGGTGTTTGGTATTGATCTGGCGCCTCCGGGCGACCAGTAGCTGCATAAAACTCTTGATACTGCTCATCTGACCAGTTCTTTGATGGTTTTACTACCTTGTCTGCGCCGATCACCTTAAACTGATTTATATAGCTTTTTGCAAACTCGTTTGGATCTTCAAACTTATTTACCAAAGAATTACTGCGATATTCTTCGTTTAAGCTATCTAGCCAGCTCGTTTGTGCCGGGGCTTCCGATGCTGCAATCGGAGCCTCTGCTACTGGAGCTGTTTCTGCAACTGCTGCTTCTTCGCTCATTTTGGTTCCTTCCCTTCGGACAACATCCGGACGATCAGCAACACTGCTGCACGTTGTCCTTCATTAAATGCACTTTCATAAGGATCGCCGGAAAACGTTGTGGTTTCATAACCAAATCTACTTTTCAGATCTCGCAGAACAATATCGCCATCATCCGTATTAAACGTGCGGCGATAAGAAAGTTTAAGCTCTTTGATCTTATCTATCATACTATTCCCGCTTCTTGCGCTTTAGCTAAACCAGGCCCGGCTTGCCCAAGCGCTTGCATCATTTCCATTTGTTGCTGCATCTCCGCTTGCGCTCTTTGTGCCGCTGCGCGCTCTTCTCTTAAAGCTTCAACTTCGTCACGCGCTCTAATAACACGCGCCGGCATCCCGGTTACTTCGACCAGGTATTGAACCAGCTTATCATCATCCAAGTAATCCATCACCGGCGCAATTTCTGCAACCTGCATCATAATCTCAAAGCCACGCAGCATAGACTGCAAATCAGTCTGCTTTTGCGCTTTTGCCAATGGAGAAACATACTCAATATCAATGTCCTGACCTTGAAGCTCCTCAGGCGCGGCAGGGAGGAGTCCGTTCCTGAGGAGCAGTGCAAAGGATCGGGAAATCAGGGGTTGGAGCAGCTCCGCCTGTAGACGACCTAACACAGGCCCGAGTAGGCGCATCTTTTCCTCATTCCTCTGCAACACCTCAGTAGCCGTCATTGTCGGGCCTTGCCCAATCAAGAGCTGGTCTACATAGAACGCCTGGCGAATTGCGTTACGCCGCTGCTCTTCCATGTTTAGGCCGAGCGGGTTGTTTGCAGCGATATTTAACGGCTCTAATCTGTCTCTTGTCCCAGAGCGATAGAAATTCAAAGAACCTGGCGTAGTTCTAATTGGCAACGTAAAGCCATCATCAGGAGCCATAAGTGGCGGATCGATCTGCTTTTGTGCCGCTTTAATTGTTGTCTCAGACATTTTGTTAAGCATCTTAACGTCAGGCAATGCAGTCATTGCCGGGGATCTACCATACTGGCTAACGCTATCTTTAACAAAACGCGGGATCATAAAGGGAAACTCGTCAAAGCCACTCTCACTAAGAAGATGTAACCCATCCTTTAAGTAGTAGATTGACGCGATTGGCTTGTCTTTTGGCAAGCGCCCTGTTGCACCAGAGCGCGGATACACCGCATGAACAAGCTCATGTTCTGCATAAGGGTTGTCTTTTAAATCTTTCGTAACGCGCGCTGGTACGTTCTTTTCACCAAACTGCATAACAATCGCACGAGCCGACAACTTAAACGTCCGATAAATCGTATCAACGCGACCACTTGGATCTTCACTTATGCAAATCTCGGCAATGTGACGACACGCAAACCGCAACCCATCTTCTTCACCCTCAACGAAAAGAGCGCCAGTGCCAAACACCACTAAGTCATAATACAGCTCATGGATCTCTTGCTGAAAGTTAGACCGATTAAACGCTTGGTACATCTGGTCAATGCATGTCTCTAGCCACTCATTCGCCGCATCATTTTGCTGCAACATCGGATCACGATACCGCATGGAAAACCAAGGAGTGCTAGGAGATGTCATCATTCCATGCAAAGAAGATGATAGCAATTCAACAGCGTGAATAGCCGTACCATCATAAATAAGATCTGTGCGCTTATCCCCTTGTGTGCGCTTCTTAACAATGTCAGCTTTTCTAGGAAGCATATAATCCGCAAGCTGCTGCCAGTGCTGCTCCCAATTAGAGCGCTGTGTTTTAAGCGTCTGGTAACGTGTGTTTAACCGAGAGACTAGGGGATTTATCTGAGCCATTATCTCATTCCATAACTATTCATTAAGCTAGGCTTACGCATCTTTAAGCCTTTTGTTGAGCCGCCTTGAGTGCGCCCAGCCATCTTTTGATTGAGCCGCTCTAACGGATCTACTGTAGCTTGCCCAGACATTTGAGCTGGTTGAGAAGCATCGCGCCCCATCAGTCCCGCTAAATTGCTTGGCTTTTTGTTATTCTTTATCATGCTACCCCGCTAACAAAGAGCGCCTACTGCGCAGCTTCTTTAATTCTTCGGCAGTCATAGGAACTTCCTCATCCAAGCCCTGCATTGATGTTAAGACAGTAGACTTGCGACCCTTCTTCTCAAACTCGCGCGCCTTATCCTCAGCAGGGCCAGTAGACTTTGTTTGAGGCTTCTTCTTTGTTACAACGTCAGCAACAGTCTGTATCTGAGAGGTTACGTCCTCAACTGGGGTAGCTGTTTCCGTTGCCGTTGTTTCCTCTACTACTTCTTCTTCCGCAGCCGCAGATGGTTTATCATTATCACTAGACTTCATGGCTTGTTCCATCATGGCTTTGCTTTTTTCTTGGCGTTCAGCTAAGTCACGATAATAAACATCGTTCTTTTCTATAATTCCTAAATCCATTTGCAAATCTTGCAGCGCAGTATTCTTTGGCTTTGAATATAAATCTTCTGAGCCACGACCGCCTTTAGGTTGGTCTGCTGTTGTAGAACTAGACTTGCTAGACCCACCACTGAAAAAATCTTTTAAATCTTGAAATAAGCCCATAACTTTACCCCGCTAACAAAGAGCGCTTCCCGCGCAGTTTTTTTGCTCTATCGGCTTCCGCTCCATCTTTTCCTAACATGCCAGTGACAGGCTCATCAGTAATGCCTTGCGCCGATGTCATAATAGTAGACTTGCGCCCCTTTTCCTTGAACTCCTCAGCAGCGTCCTGAGCAGGGCCAGCAGATACACCAGACCCCCGGCTTGTTATTGTCGTCGCAAGGTCAGTAATCTCATCTGTCTTTTCTTCAACAGCTGTAGGCTTTACTTCTTCTTCCTTTGCAGCTTCTTTGGCTTTCACATAAGCTTGATAGTCACGGTCACTAACCCAGTTGCCGCTGCCATATATAATATTTCCGCCTGGATCACGGATAATGAAATTACCGATGCTGTTAATTGAAGAAGTATAGCCAGGAGCATCTTCTACAGGGCTTCTATCAACTGTAATTCCAGACCCCGCAAAAGGACGCGCACCACTAGCTTTAACGTCAGCAGCGCCCTCGCTGCTCATATTACCAGCGCTTGTCACTGGACTAGAGCTTGGCCTCGGAGCATCAATAAAACCATCTTCATTTACAAAGCCAAATTGCTGCCTCTGCTGCTGATCCTGTAAATAGTCAAGACCCCTGCCCATTAAAGAGTTCTTAAAGTAATTCTCAAAAACGTTAGGTTTCTTCGCCATACTTATCTCCTACGCTGCAAATGGATCATAGTCCATCACCGCTTGCTGTTGAGGCTTCTCCATGCGCCCACCGTTTTCTCGCAGACCCACCGCCAAATACCTAAAAGCATCCGCCGCGTGGCTCGACCAATCATGCACAGGCGATGCCCTAAAGCTTCGAGTGCGCTCGTTATACGCCCTGTGATACTGCCGCAAACATTCCAAGCCATGCTTACACTTCTCTCTGTCAAACCACACACGCGGTAACAACATCTGCGCCGCATGTATGCCATCCTCGACAGGCAACTTAGGAACTACACGGAAATTCAATCCCAAATCCCAAGCAACCTCTCGTCTACTCTTACCACTACCAAGCTCTCGAACCTCAATGTCGTGCGGAGCATTATGCTCCCCATACAAATAATTCTTAGAAGAAAGAACCTTGCAATAGTGCGGCAAGCCCTCGCCCCTCGCTTCGTAGAAATCTATCACATGTATAGCACGTCCCACCGATTGCGTAAAGAATATCGCAGTGCTATCTCCAACTCCGAGATCCCACCAGGTATCTACCCGGACGCTCGGTTCATACGGTACATTCGTAACCCGCCCCTCAGATTGAGCCGCCTCCATCTCCTTACCATAAACCGCACCAGGCACATTCGCATTCCAGCTGCACTCAAATTCCTGGGCATACTGATCCGCCGACATCATAACCTTAGCCGCTTCCAATTCCTCATCATCGAGGATCCCGGTCTCACTCGCCTTGTAAACAGCCGCTAACCAATCATCATTCGACGTAGCTTCCTCATACTTTTCAAAGAAAGCATCATGCCCCTTCGGTGTACCAACGAACACGCACCAGCCCTTCCGGTCAGAAAGCGCCGGTCTCAATACCTCAGGAAACACATTCTCCGGCATGTCCGCGACCTCATCCATGCAACAGCCGTCAAGATAGATGCCTCTTAAACTATCGGGATTTTCTGCGCCGAGAAGAGAAATCCTGGCGCCATTAGGCAGATCACACCGCAATTCAGTCTCATGGAACTTCACATTCGGGATCGCACCCGCAAACTGTTTTATATAATCCCACGCTACATTCTTAGCTTGCCTATACGTGGGGGCCATATACGCGA